TACGTCTTTACCAAATGGAAGACCGTCAATATTAATTCTAACCGGGTCTTTCATTTCATTAGACACAATTGCTTCATTAACGATATCTTCTATCGCCATGTCACATTCTGGGTGAATTGAAATTTCTCTATATCTACGGATTAAGTCTGCTTCTGTTTTTGCAGTAGCATCCATATCAAGAAACGTACCAAAGTAACCACCAGCATTGACGGTTTGAGTACCGTCATCTGCTTGGGTGGTTGTAAAACTTTGTTTCGGGTCTGCTAGTTTCTTAATCCTACTTATCTGAAAACCAAATAACTCTGCCATAATTTATTCTCCTACATCACTATTTAGTCAGTTTTTTAAGTAGTGGTATTTGACTCAAAGAATTGGTACTGCCATACGACATTAAAACTTTCAATGTCAGTTGCTTGACCATATGTCAATTCTATATCTGCAATTGACTCTGGATAACAACCTCTCAAAGTGTATGACTTTAATGTTGCACCATTTCTATCAAGTTGGTCTACGAATATATCAACTTGATAATCTGCTGGATTTGTTAAACCTTCTCCATCAGACATATTATTAATACCATTCTGCCATCTTTCGAAAGCATTTCTCAATTTAAAGTTAGTATCATTTAAAACACCAGTTGTCCAAGTATCGAATTGTCTATCACCTGCTATCTTAATTTCTCTACCTCTAAACGGTATAGTAATTGTACCTACTTTCATTCCCGGTAAAGCGGCGGAATCACATAGAAAAGAAAATTCTTCAATTTCTCCACCGACTTGCGTAAATCCTGGAAAAGGGCAGATAACTTTAAATTGATTATTTCTTGCTCCGCCTCCAGAAAGTTTTGCTTTAAAATCTGAAATATTTGCCATTTTTTACTCCTAACCTGCTATTTCTTCAAAAGCAACGCCAGTTCTTGTTGCAATGAATTTTAATGTTATGAAATTAATGCTCTTGTTAGGTTTAACAAATATCTCTGCTTGAAACTCATTTCTGTCTACAACGTCAGACGAGTTATTTGTTTCGTCACAAACTACCAAGAAGTCAGTAATACCTCTTCTACCTTGAACTTCTCTCAAAAATGGTTCTACTAGATTTCTGAACTGTGCCCTAGTAAATTCATCATTGAACTCAAATAATTGAAATTTAGATGCTGTAGATATTGCTTTCTCTAATGTAATAAATAATCTTCTTACATTAATTCTATCAAATGCACTTGGTGATGTTAAACCTGTTTTGTCACCGAATAGAACTGTTCCTTGTCCAGGAAATGTTACTACCGGATTTATTCTAGCAGGATATAATACATCTCTTTGTGCTTTGTTAGGGTTGAAAGAAATCTTAACTGCTCCCTTAATAATACCTCTATTTAATCCAGCAGGTGAAAACCAAGAGTCGTTAGTTAAATCTGTTCTTGCACATAAACCAGCAATATCACCGTTTAATGGTACATATCTAAATTGGTCATTATACTTATCGTACATATATTTGTAACCACTATCAAATACAACATAAGATGATGATGAAATTGTATCAAAAAATGCTTTTACATTTGACATCTGTGTATTTGAATTTGTTACATTTACTGTATCTGCTCTTTCAGGTGATGCAAATACAACACAATCTCTTCTATTTTCAGCAATTGAAATTAGATTATCAATGTGTGTAGAATCTCCTGCACCGGCAATAATTAATGATAAGTCTATTGTTTCTGCGTCATCAAATTTATCATAAGAAGTTTTTAATTCTGCTACGGTTCTTGATGAACCATCTGAACCAGCAGACAGACTTTCTAAAGTTGGTGTATTTACAGCAGTAAAAGTTATACCTGTTGCATTGCTTCCCCAATTTGAACCTGATGAATTATGATCCATCCAATAAACATATCTAGACTGATTGTAAATCACATCTGGATAATAGTTAGTTGAACCTTGTGGAGTTTTAGCATCTGCCGCCTTTGATAAAGCACTGAATACTTCGATAACAGAACCAGGAACACCAGTTACACCTCCGTCTTCGTCTTGAACAACTACATGAATTTCATCATTAGAACCACTTCTATCAGAAGTATAAGGTGAAGTTCCAGGAGCACCATTGATACCTGCTTGGTCATAAAATCTCCATCTTCTTCTTATGTTACATCCATCTGTTAGAGTTCTTTTTATTCCACCTGAACCTCTTTCGTGTTGTACAATTGTTAAAGTGTGTGTATCGATACCTGTAATTCTATACTCATCACCGTCTGTATAATCGTTGGTTGCGGCGGTATCTGAAAATGATATAATATCTCCTACATTAAATACTGTACCTGCTGTTGTTACTACAGTTGTATCGCCTACTGATGTAGATGAATCATTTAATGTTGTTGCACCTTCTTGCTCGTAAGCAGTTGCACTCGGACAAGTTGATACTAATAAACTATTACCCCACGCACCACCGGATCTTGCGGCGAATGTACCTACTGCTCCTTGTCCTGAAGCATAGTTGTTAGTATAGTCATCAGTGTTTTTAATTAATATTCCAGTTCCGTCAGCAGTTGCGTTTAACAATCCTGATGTTGTTGCTCTTACGACTTTACAATTATTAGTATACGATAAAAAATTCGCCACACTAAAAAAGTCTTCAAAGTTACTTGCATCAGGTTTTCCAAACTGCTCAACTAATTGTTGTTCACTTGTTATAGTGACAATCTCATCAACTGGACCTTGCCTAAATTCTCCAGCAAAACCACCTATTGATGTTGATACAGCAGGAATAACTCGTGTTAAATCTAATTCCTGTACGAGAACACCTGGTGATACTTGAAATGCCATAGTTCTCTCCTTTTAAATTACTATTTTTTAATCAAGATTCGTATTATTCATACGCCCATAGTCAAAACTTATTTGATACTATTTATAAATAGCACGTTTTTTACTATAACCCTTTTCTGACAACGGGATTCCAAACAGTGCCATATTCATCTGTAAAAGATTTTTCTTCTTCAGGAGTACCATCATCTATAAATCCGAATGGCGCCATATCTTGCTCAACTAAATGTGCTTGTTCTTCATATATCTGTGCCCTTATATTAGAGTCTGTCATTTCTTTAAAATATTCTTGATTTGATAACCAACCAAAGATAACTAAACACATAACTAAATCATCATTACAACCATCTTCTGCCATCCAACTATTACCTCTACGAGAGAAAGTAGACATTTCTTCAATAATATTAAAATCATTTATAATAACTTTATCTGATTCAACTAATGTTTTAAATGCTGAACAACCTATCTTTTTAATTTGTTTAGTCATACGAACACCTATTGATGTACCTCTACCACTAAATCCAGCACCTAAAATTTGACCTGCTCTACCTCTTTGTGTAGTCATTAACATATTTTCATATTCTAATTCATATTGCATTGTATCTGATATTTGTTGACCTAAATCATTTACTTCTACTAAAACATCTGCGTTATTAAAACCTTTACATGCTTTTTCTATTATACTAGGAAATACAAAAGGTTTTATTTCATTATTTTTGTATGTTGCTACAACAGTATATGGTATTTTTGAAACATCAAATATAATAAATGCTGAATAGTCTTTAGTAGTTCCTCTTGCAACGTCAACAGTACATACATATGATTTGTCTTTTTCAGGTTTGTGAAACATTTGTAAACCACCTTTTGACGTTAATGCTGGTATATGAGGTGTTGTTTTTATTTTACTAGGTGCAATCAATGTATCAACTGAACCTAAAAACTCACATTCAAATTCTGATTGAAATTGTTCAGGTGATGTATTTCTGATTGTTTCTTCTTTCCATTTTTCATCTCTACCAGGAACTTCAGACCAATGCACTTCAATAGGTACATAATCATTTTGGTTATTTTGAGCATCAGTCCACAATTTATAGTACATGTTCATACCATAAGGTGTAGAAACTATAATCATTTTTGTATTTTTACCAGATGATATTGTAGGATAAACAGAACTAAAAAACTGTTCGGCGATATTTGCTGGTACGAATGCAAACTCATCTAAGAATATAATATTAAATGAACCACCTCGGATTGCAGATGATGAAGTTGCGGCGGCGACTATTGTAGATTTATTTTCTAATTCAATATTACCTTTGTTCCAGTTTATAACACCTTGCTGTAACCATTTTGGTAAATTTTCGTATGCTAACTGTAGACGACCTAAAATATCTCTTGCAGTAGATGATTTGTTTGCAAGTATCGCCAAATTTGAATTAGGATTAAATAATGCATAATGTAGAAGATATGATATTGTTGTTGTAGATTTACCTGATTGTCTTGGTAATTTGCATATGGTAAAACGATTATCGTGAATAGTTTGCACTATGTGTTTTTGAAACGGGTACATATTAAATGGTACTAAACCCTCATCAAGAGAAACTATTTGAATGTAAGTAGTCATAAAGTACAAAGGGTCTTTTGCACATTTTTGATATTCTTTAATTTGTTCTTTGGTAAACTCTACTTTAGTATTTACTTTTTTTAAGTTTGGATTACCTAAATATGCGTCAGTCAATTATAACTCCTTCTATATGTGTATAACCTAATTGTATTGCAGTTGTTACTCTTCTACTACCTCTGTAAACACAAAAATGTTTTTTTACATATGGTATACCACCAGCACCCATAACACCTGTATGCTTATCAATTTTTACTTCAATAGGATTTATTAATTGTTTACTTTTAAGTAAATCTTTTAGCACTAAACCATGCTTAACAAAACTTAAATCACTTATCTTGAATATTGTTTTTTTGTTTAATTGTTTTTTCGCTTTTAAAATCATCATTGACATGGTCACCTCTCATATCAGTTCTTAACATTTTCTGCAATTCCGCAGTAGAACCAACAAATAAAGCATTCTTTATATTAGCACTTGCATTTTTAGGAACTTCTTTTAAATCTTTTAATTTTTTTTGTAAGTCTTGTAATTTATCTGTAACTGTTGCAACTTGTCCAATTAATTGACCAGCAACTTCATATGCTCTAGGGTGTTGACCTTCTTTTGCAATATCTAAAATACCATCTATTGCTTTTTGACCTTTTTCAATAAGTTCATAATAATTTTCCCTACTATTAACATAATCATTATCTATATCATCTTTCTTTTTATCTTCTGTTCTTACTGTAGGTGCTTTGAAATCATCTGTGCTTACAGGTTCATTTTCAATACCTAAAATATCATTTAAATTATCTTCTAGTTTAGACATCTTCATCTCTCTCTATGTTATAAGATTTACCGTCTGAAAAATTAGTTATGGTTGTTGTAAACCCAAAATCATCATCTGCATCTGCACTTTCAGGATTTGGTATAACTATTATTCTTTCTTCTCTTGCTTTGGGTGATGTAGAAACATTTGTATACATATCTGATTGAGATTTTTTAATTACCTTCTGTGTTTGTGCTGGTCCATATAGATATGTTTTTGCAGTAAAAGAAAGAGAATAAACAACTGCTCTTCGTGTTGTAAAATTACCATCATAACTGTCTTCAAAATTTATATTTTTTAAAACTATAGGTACATCTCTTTTTATATTTAACTCTGGTATTACATTTATTGTTACTGTATAATCAGGTTGAAAGAATGGTAATATTTGTTCTACAATTTGCAAACCACCTTCAGCATTTGCAGTAAAAACATTTAAATCGTAAGATATATCATAAGGAACAGGAGTATAATTATAATTTAAAACTTTACCATCAATACCACCCTTTACAGATTTATATTTATTTAACCTTGTTAATTTTCTACTAGCATCATATTGTAAAGATTTAATTTCAAAACTCATTCTAGGTAATGTAATTGCAAATTCTCTTTCATTTAAATCTGGTTTTTGACTTAATCTAACCAAAAATTTTTCTTTAGGAGCATATGCTAAAGGGACTGCAAGTGATTGCACCACAGTTCCACTAGAATTTTTTCTTTGAATTTGTATGTTATTAAAAATGGCACCAAATGCAATTGTGCATTTTCTTAAACCCTCATTATAAAAATATTTACCTAACATTAAAAATCTACCTCTCCAAATGGGTTACGTTCTGTGAAATCTAATATATCGTCTGTAGCACTTGCTGTGTCAAAACCTGCTTCACTATCTAAGTCCGTATTATCTGCATAAGGTGATTGTGTTTGAACAGCAAATTCTTCTGATAAAAAGTATTGAACATTTCCATCAGCACTATCATTTTCTAACAACAAATAACTTTCAGTAGAATCATCTAAAGTACCTTCTTCTAATTGTATTTGAAAATCTAATTGATTTGTAGAGTATTGTGTTTCTGCACTATCGATATCTGTAATACCCGTATTTAATTCTTCTGATGAGTATTCCCATCTTGTGCAATTTAATTTATATACTGGTAATTGACCTAATTGAAAAAACGGTTCTTGGTCTTGAACAAATTGTATTTCAAAAAATGAATTCATCAAAGGAAAATATAGTATATCTCCTTCATTTGGTCGACCTTCTTTTATTAA